GGAAATCATACAGTGAGGAGGAATATATAGCTCTCACCAGAGAATGAACAGTTTGTTCAAAAAAAACTCCTCACTACTTTATTAAATATTGGTTTATCAAAATAAAATGGTGGAATAAACATGCCCAAACTTGATAAAGTCCTTCAAAAGGATCTCTTAGCTATCATGTTAACAGATCCCGTTAATGTAATAAAATTTAAAAGAGTTATTGAACCTAATTATTTTTCAATAAGAGCATTTAGGTTCTTTTGCAAAGCAATCTTCGAACATGTAGAAAAATATAAAGGAGAACTACCTTCAGAAAAATCAATGTTAATTGTTATTAAAAAAACAATTAAAGATCAAGATAAAAGAAAAGAATATAGAAAAAGAATATTACCCTTATTTAGGAGAAAAGTAAAATCACCAAAAGGAATTGCAAATGAAATTTATGGTTGGGCAGAAAAACAAAAATTTGGTATAGTATTAGAAGATGCTGCTAGAAAAGGCTCTGAAGGTGATATTAGTTCTGCAAAAGACATTATTAAATCTTCCTTTCTTTTTGATACCACTGATAAAACTTTTAAAATATATTCTGTTTTTGAAGAATGGAAAAAACGACAAAGGGAAAGGAAAGATGAATCAAAGAGACTTAAATCTTTACAAATAAAAACAAAACTAGGACCATTAGATGATTATTTAATTGTAAAGAAATATCATAACATGCTCGGATTAATAATGGGGACATCCGGTGTTGGTAAAAGTATTATATCCATAAATGTAGGTATATTTGGAATATTTGCAGGATGTAATGTTGCACACTTTGTATTTGAAAATACAGCAAAGCAAACCTTATCCAGATATGATAGTAGACTAGTTAAATATCCTTATTCTTACTTACAAAACTTTGCATGGACTAAAAAAGATTTAGCAAATGCAAATAAAATCATGAGAGGATTAAGAAGAAGGAGAAAGGAGGCATTGAAAGTAATTCATGCACCAATAGAAAGTGTAAACGTAATGGATGTTGAAGGATTGTTAAAAGAATTAGAAATAACCAAAGGATGGGTTCCAGATATGATAATTTATGATTCTGGTGATCATCTATTACCTTCTAGAAAACAAGAATCGTATCGTCTTAGCGTTAAGAAGGCTTACACAGATATAATGAGGCAGTCAGAAATAAGAGAAATACCAATATGGGTAACAACACACGCCAAAGCATCAGCCAGAGGAACAAGACTCGGACAAGAATCGTTTAGCGAAGCTTATGACAAAGCGAGATTAGCCGATGTTGTATTAACTATCAGCCAAACACAAGAACAAGAGGATGACAGACAGGCAGAGTTGTGGGTTGATAAATTTAGAGATGGAGAAGGACATATAGGGATATTGGTAGACCTTTTATTTAAAGTTATGACAATAGAGTTTGTTGAACAAATTGGGCAAGAAGAAAGAGCGGAGGATAGTAATGACAATTGAAATATGGATGAGTATCGTTGGTATCTCTATGGTTTTCGGAGTATTGCCACAAGCATATCGAATGTGGAAAAGAGAGAAAAGTAATGACCTCTCAATCCCTTTTTGGATACTTGTAATTCATGGTCTTGCTTGGTGGCTATATTATGGAATTATAAAAGGGAGCATCTGTTTAATAATTACCAATGGAATAGGTCTAATTATAGATATTGGTGTACTTATTATGATCATAGTATATAGACAAGATGAAAAAATCTGGAAAAATCATTTCTTTAATGAGGAGAAAGAAAATGAAGAAAGCTCTAATAGTTAATACTGGCTTAAGAAAAAATGTTTTAAAAAGAACAGGAGTGATAGGGACTATCAGAAAAGATGTAGAACTAACAATAATTACAGACCAATTCAACTTAGACATCTTTTCTTCTATAAAGAAGTACAAAATAAAACTTTATTCAATGAATTCGGAAACGTTTTTAACATTAATGGATAAACATATTTGGAATGTTCTTCTATTATCACCATTCACTGGCCTATCCAAAGCTTTTTGTGATAGGTTTAGATCAGTTACGGGGATTTCATGTTCTTTATTAGATATATATGATGAACCAATTCCAACAATACCTCATGATTACTACTTTGAAAAACTAGGTTATCCCGTTGATTGGATTCATTCCATTGTTTCTAGAGGAAACAGAAAATATCTAATCGGAATTAATATAGGAGAAGAAGAACATCCCACAGCAAAACCTACTGTTGATTTCTTAGTTGAATTAATTAAACAATTGCAAACATCTATAAATTGTAAAATAATTTTATTCGGAACAGAAGAAAATAAATTAAGAGAACAAATGATAATAAATATAACAAATTCACTGTCGCAAGACTTATCTTCTATGGTTGGAAACTATGAAGCACCCTACATGGCTCAAGCAATTAGTTTATGCGATTCATTCATTAGCTTTGATAGTTTTTTAATGCATTTGTCGTTAGCTATAAAGGAACAAACAATTGGTATCTTCGCAAACACATCTAGAGAAGACACAAAAGATCAATTACATTTAAAATCAATATTCACTAGGTTCAAAGGAGAATGTTGCCCATGCAACAAAGATTTTTGTAAAACTTTAGAACAATCAGATAAATTAACAAATTGCTTTATGGAAGTTTCTGTAAGAGAAATTGTTGATGTTGTTAAAAAGAGGCTATTACGGTGGAAATAAAATGGAAAGAATTTTTATTACAAGAGTTTCCAAAAGGAGAAATTATTCATGGTAAACATGGTAAGGAATTAAATATTGATTGTATTTCTCCTGATTGTCCTAGTCCAAAAGATCACATGTTTGTTAACATGGGTTCAGATAATCCAAAACATGATAAAAGATTTATATGTCATAGATGTGGCGTAAGTGGTAATCACAAAGCATTTTTAACCATATATTATGCACTACCTTATGATGAAGTAGTTAAAAATTACCAAGATTTATATGGTGGTGATACAGATCATTTTACAGAAGCAACTTCTAGTCTAAAAACTATTTCTGCAGAAGGTATTTTAGGATTAGATGATAAAGAAACAGAAGAAGGACTTATTATTGATACCCCAAGAGAATATAGAACTCTGACACATCAAACTAAATTCTGCAAACGACGCTTCCTGCCAATATCTATGATAAGAAAATTTAATGTAGGTATATGTAAAGGAGGATTTTATGATAATCGTCTAATTTTTCCAATACAAACTAAGAATAACAGAAGTTTCTTAGCATATAGTCAATACAAAAAAACAACCATAATACGATATAAACGTTTAAGAAAAAAATATCCTGATGACCGTAAGATAAAGATAAAAAGTAGGAAGGTTCTTTATCCATTTGAATCACTACAAAGCATTCTTCTTTATAACTACAATAATATAAAAAAGAATGCTGAATTAGTATTCATTAATGAAGGAGTTTTGGACTGCATAAGAACTATTCTTAATGGATTCCCTCCGGTAGGTATTTTTAGTAGTTATCTTTCAGAATACCAAGCTCTATTGCTTGCCGAAAAAGATATTAAAGAAATATGCCTTATGTTGGACAGTGATGTTTCTTTTAAAAAATTGTCCAAAGCATTAAAACTATTAAAAAACACATGCGATAGCACAATATCATGTGTGCAACTAAAGAAAGGAGATCCAGATGACATAAAATCGAAAACAAAATTTGAAAATATTATAAATAATCGCAAACTTATTCCATACCTATTTGATAACAGTAAGTTATTGTAATTACAATGAAAAATTAATTAAGAACTATGACATTTTTTTGTTGCATTTTTTTTTTAAAAAATGTATAACAATGTCGAGCCAAACAAAAGGCTCAAAATAAAAATTCTAATTTGGGAGGGCAAAAGTTATGGCAAAGAAGAAAAAGAAGAAAAAGGAAGAAGAATTAAAGAAACCTAAGTGTTTCGGGATGTATGATGCAGATGAAACGGATTGTACGGAGGAATGTGATTTCGGTGGAGATGAGGAAAGTGGATGTGCGGTAGCTACCACCGAAAAGGAGAAAGACGAGGACGAGGATGAAGACGAGGACGAAGAGAAAGGTGAAGACAAGAGTGATGACGACGATGATGACGATGACGACGACGATGACGATAGTGATGATGACGACGATGATGACGATAGTGATGATGATGACGATGATGACGATAGTGATGATGACGACGATGACGACGACGATGATGACGATGATGATGACGATGATGATGACGATGATGATGACGACGATGACGATGAAGATAGTGATGACAAAAAGTCCAAAAAGAAGAAAGGAGAAAAAATGTCCAAAATAAAGAAAGAAGAAAAAAAGAAGGAGATGAAAAGTTTGAAAAAGAAAAATGTCGCCGTCATTGATAATGGCATTATTCCAATTAAATTTAAGGACCTGATAGAAAGCATTACTGAAGACTATGAATTGGAATGTGTTCATAAATCTTCAATTTCGGTTTTTAGAATCGGTAACGTAAATGTAATATCTGTCGTTAAGGTCAAAAATGCTGATAGTGGCCTTGCATTTTTGTTCAACCGTCTCTCTCCGAAAAATCTCAAAGATCTTAAGAAAATTGTTCCATATAAGAAACTCCATAAGGTAAAAGAATCTTATGCGGACATGGCAACTCTGCCCCTTACTGAAAAACTCCCTGGCGATTTTAAGAAGGCTGTAAAAATTGCTATTAAAAAAGCTGGCGAAACTGCTAGTGAAAGAAAGGAAAAGGGAAAGGCTTTAGCAGAAAAGGCCAAAAAGTCTAGCAATAAGGACAAAAAGGACAAAAAGAACAAAAAGTCTGACAAGAAGGACAAGAAAGACAAAAAGTCTGACAAGAAGGACAAGAAAGACAAAAAGTCTGACAAGAAGGACAAGAAAGACAAAAAGTCTGACAAGAAGGACAAAAAGAGCAAGAAAGACAAAAAGAACAAGAAAAAAAGTAAAAGGTAACAATCCTTAACGACTCAGGAAAAAGCAGGGTTGATCTAATTAGCCCTGCTTTTTTTAGGTGTGGAGATTAATTATGAGAATAAAAGTTAAAGAGCTTATGGATGATTATAAGGAAATAGAAATATGGAGATACATAGCAGATCACTTTCGAAATCAATGCTACGGACAAGGCCAGATAGAAGCTTTAGAATCTAATATTTGGGAAGTTAACCAGGCGTTTGGAAGACTTGTTGAAATATTAGCAGAAAAAGAAGTGCTTACTGCAATAGATATAAAACAATTACTCTGTACGAGTAATAAAATAAAATTCATTTTTTAAAGCTGGAGTCACATATGAAGATAGGATATTTAAAATTTTGTATGCAGATGGAGTTGGATTTTACGAACGCTAGAGTTGGGAATATAGAAGGACGAGCGACTCTCTTTAAAGCTATAATCGACGCAGGATGGGATCTAACACTGTATTCCCAAGTAACGCAACACGATGAACAGCTATTATCAGGACAAAAAGATATAGCTAATAATTATGGTATAGATAATCGTTGGATCCGCTCTATTCATTATAAACCTGACAAAATGATTGACACAGACACGGACTTATTAATGGTAGAAAATGGTCCGGATAACTGGATGTTTAGAACAAGATATGGTAAGCAACCTTTTATTAGAAGATGCGCAGAAGCTATGGGGTCTTATTCAGGATTGGTTTTTATTCTTGGAATACATCCAGATGTCCCATTTCCTTTAGATAAACTTGCATACTGCGATGTTCCCTATCACAATAAATTAAACTGCTACCGCAAAGGGACTGGTAGCGATCCTGATCACAGTTGGGCTTCTTACGAAGAGATATGTTTGGATAAAAAACTTATCTTTTTCAATCAAGCATATAATCAAGAAAAATATTTAGATAATTTTGACAGAAAACGACAAGGCTATCGGAAACACAATGTAAAGTTTGAAAGACTTCCTATACTGTATGGCCGATGGTTGCTTCCTGAATATATAAGAGATGATCCATTTAAGGAAGGATACAAGTTACAGTTCGTTTATTTAGGATATCCTAGATATAGAGAAAAAGATTATAGGTATTGGTTATTTGACCAGCCATTTAAAGTGGACTCATGGGGTCCGTGGCATAAGAAAGCTAATTTAGCATTCAACCAAGAAGCAAGTGAACATGGCACAAGTGTTCGTCCGTTCTTACCTGCTCAAGTTATGTGTACAGATGTATATTGGCAAGCCAATTTATCTTTTGGACTAATATCTAAAAAGCTTCAGGAATGCGGATGGGTAACTCACAGGACTTTGGAAACTATTCATTCAGGATGTATTTTATTAGGCATTGAAGGTGTAGAAGGGATAGATGACTATCTTGACAACGACTTCCAAATGTCAAATAGAAAGGAACTGAAACACATGGTTGGGGACATCCTTAATATGTCATACAAGACACAGAAAAGAATTTGGGAAAGTCAATTTGAAAAGATAAAAAAATACGACGGAAATCATATGTTGAAATATTTAATGAAAATCTATAGGAGAGAATCATGAACTTAAAAACATTTTCAGATCAACTATTTCAAAACTTATATGGCGTTATGTATTTTGATGAAGAAGAAAAGAAAGTCAACGTAAAGAAAATTGAAGATTCTGAAAAGCAAAACGAAAAAATTGTAATATTAGACGACAATTCACAATTCAAAGTTACAGTGGATGAAATATAACAATGCAAGACATTTCAAAAAAATGGCAGGTTTATTTATTAGAATGTAGTGATAGAACTTACTACTGCGGAATATCTAATCGATTTGTCAAAAGATTAACAGATCATATTGGAAGTAAGGGAGCTAAATACACAAGAGGAAGAGGACCATTTAAAGTGCTTGCGATTACAGGATTTGTAACTAAAAGTCATGCTCTTAGAATTGAAGCGATGATTAAATCTCTTAAAAGAAGCAATAAGGTTGTAGCCTTATTAGAAATCGCATTAGATATGAAAAGGAGGAAATAATATGACTATAAATTCAAAAGCAGGAAGAATGGGTAAGGAAATGGGAAGATCTACTTTAGGAATGGTTAATTTATTTTATCAAAACAATACAGCTATAAATTTTTTAGAAGGTTTAATAATAATTTTAGAAGAAAACTTAAAAACTAGAATTAGGAGTAGAAAAGATGAATCACCAAACAAGAATTGGTAAATGGGAGTCATAAAATGCTGGATAGGATAATTGTAAAAACTAGAACAAGAAGAGGAAAGACATTTTCTAGAAAATCTATAAAGACTAAAAAAGGCTACATGCAATTATCAAGATATTTAGCAAACAAATTTATACGTCCTTTTCTACCTGTTAATTCTAAAGAAATCGTTCATCATAAAGATGAAGACACCATGAATGATTCACTAGATAATCTAGAAATTTTAAAATGGGGAGCACACACAAGTCACCATGTTTCTGGCAAAAAACATCCAATGTATAATAAGAAACATTCTAAAGAAGCAATAGAAAGAATGAAAACTTCACACAAGGGAAAAATTCCATGGAATAGAGGAGAAAGATATAAAGAATTCATTAAGCGGAAAAAACTATTAGACGAAACATCAAACAACTTATTTTTACATAAAGATGATGATACTAGATTTAAATTAACTTTTAATAAATATTTCAGAAAGGTATGTATCTTATTTAATAATAATTTATCAACAAGACAAATTTCTAAAGAAATTGGTATCGGAAGGAATAGAGTGTTAAGTATTATGAAAAGATTAAACCTAAGACGCCAAAAAGGAGAAGCAGAAAGATTAAAATGGAAGTCACAAATAATAAAAAGGAGGTGATGCTATGAACAAACTACTGTTGAACACTATTAATAATTTAAACTATCCAGAAAATATACATAAGATCCATTATATTAAACCCAAACAAATTCCATTAGACTTGATAGCGAGGATTAAGTGTATGAACTGTGGTTTGTATTGAGTACCATAGAGCAGTTCTATGTCCGCCTTATCTATGGCAAACCTATCCACAATTCAAAACTTTTAAATCTACCAGAAATTTTCTCAAATCCTTTGATTTTGTAGCAGTTTTTGTTTGGAAAAATGACGGAACAAAAAGTTGGAAAATTGACAAAACTGAACTTTCTCATATAGAGTTTAAAAAGAAAATTGGTAAACAGTTAAAAGGAACAGAAGCAGCACAAAGCAGAATCATTACTACACTTATGAATAATTATAGAAGAGAGGTTAGCAAGCATGGATTTAATTGTTTCGCACTCATTCCTGGGCATTGTGATTTATGCGGTGGTCGTTGCCCTAATAGGGGTAATCCTCCTTGTCGTAGAAAAGGAATGCCAAGTATGGAAGCCATTGGTATTGATGTCTATAAATTATTGGAAAAGATTAAAGAGCCGTATGAATATCCAGTAATGAATTATATCACAAGCGTAACAGCATTATTGATAAGGAGGTAAAGATGTCTATAAATCAAATTGCCGAAGATTCTTATAGAAAAGGATGGGAAGATGCTCTCCGATTAATCCATGATCTAAAAGAAAGAGTAATAAAAAATGATGTAAAGGATTTTAAAAACAAAAAGGGCTTTCGCTATTATAATCCTCCGAAATATGGAGGAGGTGTATGGAGCCCAGATTAGAAGGTAATGGTGAAGTATTTTATAGATATAATTATTGATAAAAAAATAAAAAGAAAGGAGATTTATTATGCCTAAGAAAGATCAAACAGGTCCTCCAGGAAATTCAACAGGACCAAAAGATGGTAGAGGTGGAGGAGAGGGAAGACATGTAGATGAAAAAGGAACTGGTCCAATGACAGGTGGCAAAAAGGGAATAAAGGATCCTAAGAAAAAATTACCACCTAAAAAAATGGTTGAAGAATAAAAAATGATAATTTACAGAATTTATAATTTAATAAGAAGCTTTAAATTACGATTTATATTTAAAAAATGGGCAAAGAAAAACTACTGCCATTTACGATATGGAGTAGGTACTAAATACGATTTTAGAAATTCAATGATTTATTTAATAAACAATCCAGTTTACGATGGGAATTTTAATTTAAACACAATGAGGATAGTGATATCAGACTCTCCTGATAATGATGGATGTAGTTTGACAAACCACTGGCATTATAAATACCATAATGGCAAAGTGAATATTTATAAAAAGGAGGAATAAAATATGTCTTTTTTAATTGGCGTTTTGGGATCAGTAGTTTTCTGGATAATATTTTTTATAATTGAGTTCTTTATTGGTAGTGTGATTATGAAATACGTTGCACCAAAGACATACAAATATATTCTAACAGGTAACTGTCAGTTGGGTTCTTGGGACACTGACAGATATTCTACACCACAAGACTACATTATAACTGCAATATTAATTATGATATTTTCACCTATTATTATTATTTTCAAGGTCGTAATGTTCTGCATAAAAATAGTCTTTGTTAGAATTTTATGGCCTTCATTTAGAAGTGCAGTTAAAGCTTCAGCAGAGAGTGTTCCAGAGTTTGAAATAAAAAAGGAGAAAAGTAATGCCAAACGGAAGAAGTCATAAGAAATATGAGGATTACGGAAAACACAAGTATGCATCGGAAGGAACATCCGATTGTAAATATGGATGCGGATGTTGGATGGGAGAGGCAAGATCAGGAGGACCATTAGGAATTGACCCGTTCGGGAAGTGTCCTGGGAACCCAATTGATGGTGAACCTCAGGGAATGAGAGATGATATTGAAGACGTAGTTAATGGAAGAATATCCCATCTAGAATCGCGGGTGCATGAGCTTAAACCTTATAAGGATCTTGTTGAAGAAAGTCGTAGTAAGAAAAGACCAACCAAGATCCAACTGATAGAACGGATTGAAAGATTGCGAAATTCTAATAATGAATTACAAAAATTCATACACGATTTATTTTTAAATAATAGAAAGTTAGAAGAAAGCTATAAGGGTTTCCTGCATGAGGAATTAATAGAGGAAAATTATCATGGAAACTAAAAAGAATTTACAAAAAGATTTAAAAAAGAAAGTTAAAAAAGTTAACAAAATGTTTAAAGAAAAGAATGTGGACGTATTAGAAGCTATTTTTGCTGTTAACAATATTATTAATTCTTTCTATTTGGAAGTTCTTATTGATATAAGAGATGTCTTAAGAAAAAAAGACATGTTTCAGAGGAGGCCTGATGGAGATTGACAGAAGAGAATTCTTTAAGCAAGCTGTATTTTTAGTTGCTGGAACCACGTTGCTCGGTGTTAGATTCCCAGCCGAAGCATATGTGAAAAATCCTGTACCTTTCAACAGAAAAACAATTAACGTTACGGCAATAGAAGTAAGAGCCGATTGGGAAAAAACTTCTAAACAAAGGTTGGAAACTCCTTTAGCAAAAATTGATTATATAGCATTTAAAGATACAGTACCACCTTTAAAAGTAGGAAATATTTTCAACATGTCAACTAACCCTTACCCTGAAAAACAATACAGAATTACAACAATAACAGAGGAGACATAATGAATTTTAAACTCGTAGATAGACTTGTAATTAAAAATCCCAACATTGATATCCAAGAAACAAGATGTTTCCTATATGATTTCAAGGGAGGTGGTTTCTCTTTAAAGCAATTCACGAAATGGTTAGATGGTAAGCTATTGGATGTATACGAATTCACAGGAAGATTTGGACAAAGCAGAGTTTGTCCTTGGTGCAAAGAACCATTAAACGATGACGGAATTTGTATCTGTATGGCTTTTGGTGATCGAAATGAGGACAGCATGAATACTATTAAACTTTCAAATCAATTATATAGGTTATTACTTGACTATGTTCGTAATGGTAATTATGATGCTTTATCTTTTCTAATGAAAAAGGAATGTCAATATTGTATAAATCCAGTTGCTGAGGGAAGAGAAGGACTTTGTGCCATACCAGAAAGTGCAAGGAATAAACCACGCAGCATGAGACTTTTGGGATTAGAATTTGGTAATTTTAACTTTGCAAATTTTAGTCCCAATGCTGTAGCTATATTGTATAAGAGGAGAGGATAAGAAGAAAACTTTCAAACATTAAATAAAGAGGAGGTAAACTAAGATGATAGATTTAGTTGAAAATGAAACAAGAAATTTTAAAACGTTAAAAGGATTAAGATCTTTTTTAAAAGAAGAAGACTCTGACAAAAAAGAAAGACTTGTAGAATTTGCAAACTGGGAAATGGGTGAAGAAGGATTGGGAATTAAAAACAAAAAAGGAAAGTTTAAAACATACCCCATGCGCGATTCAGGAATGAAAACACTTCTCAAGACTTTTCAAATGCCAGTAAAATTTTATTATAAAAAATCACCGACAGATATGTTAGTAAGAGATATTAATCGCATGAGAGATGAATTTTCTCCTGATAGTGAAATGCTTGTCTTTATTCAAAATAAAGAAGTTCGTGCAGTTACAAGACCAAATATCAAGCATGTTGCCACTCACGCAACACTTTTAGATAATTGTGAGTTGAATAAAAACATTTTTCAAAGAGGATCCTATAGTGATTATGGATTAAGAATCACCACTTCAGATGAAGCCAAACCGATTAAGGTAGCAAAAGGTGATATAATTAATATGGGAATTGAATTAATGTATAGCGATGTAGGATTTTTCCCAACTTCAGGAGCTCCTTTTTTGAATCGACTTATATGTACAAATGGATTAGTTATTAAAGAAAAGAATCCTTTGTTAACAAGTTTTTCTATGTCGTTTGGAACAAATATGACTGAGCAAAATTTTCTTTCACACCTTAACGGAAACATTAAAATAGTGGAAGCTGATAGTGGAATTCTTAAGAACACATTCAGAGCCATGAAAGATAACTCCATCAAAGCATTACCAATGGGAGAAGCCCATGCCAGAAAAATACGTTCAGCCATAGGAATAGATAAATTTGATGATCATGAAAGACTAACCAAAAAAGTAATGATAGATGAAAAGGAAGAACATGCCATTAATTTAGACTTGGAGTTATATAGTTTATTAGATATAACTACTAGAATGGCAAAGGGCTATGACTATTTGAATAGAAGAAGAATTGAAAGCTTGGCTGGAGGTCTAGTCCTTTTGTCTGCAGATAGTTTATTAAATTAGGAGGGAGATATGAAAACTTGGATTAAGAGAATAGGTATCTTTGTAGGAATATTAGTAATCTTTTTCATTCTTGGTCTTTACGGATTGGGCTGGATGAAATTCTTTGGACCTAAAGAGGAGAACATACGGAGAGAGATTTTTGAAAATACTCAATCTTATGTTCATGGGAAAATTCAGGATCTTGCCAAATATCAGGATGAATACAACAAGACAGATGAAAATGGTAAAGAGAGTGTAAGACAATTAATCATTTTAAGGTTTGCGGAGTTCGATGAAGAAAAAATTCAGTCGCAAGGTCTTAAAAATTTCTTAAAAACTATGAGGGGGTATTAAGATGAAGAAAAAAATTATGCTTGTTATTTTGTTATTTGTTTTCTGTTTTGCTTTCATGGGTGTTGGCGGATGTGACAAAGAAGTAAATAATGTAGCAGATAATATCCAAGCCAAACAAACAGCTTTAGCTATGAAAGAAGCGCAACGTCAAGTTGGTATGCCAAATATCATTAGTTTTCAACAACGTAAACTCATGAAAGCAATTTATGAACTTTGCGATAAAGAGAACCTTATCACTTATGCTTATATCAAGAGTGATTATCAAGGAAAACTTATGTTTATAGGAAAAGCTATTGGTTTCGGAGTTCCATTCTCAGCACAATTTACAAACCCTGAAAAAGTAGTTCATGAAAATAGTACCAGCGGAGGGAGCTTTGGAACTCTTCCGCAAGCAGACCCCAACGGCCTATTCATGCCAACATCTTCGTCAGCCACATGGCTTATGATGATAGATCCAAAAACGAACAAGCCAAGACCAGTTTATATTGAACCTGAAATTGTGGTATCGCCATTTCAATTACATGAAGATAATGTCTAAAATACTTTAAAGGGTGGAGCTAAATGAAAGATAATGAAATGTTGGTAATTATCGACGGATTGGTTGCAGCGAGAAAGATAGACCATTATGAAATAGATAGCCTAGGACCAAGTTCATCCATGATTCCGCCCAAACCTGTTCCCAAGTTATTCGACGATGAAGAACTAATAGAGCAATATAATGAATATCCAATAATTATAAAAGTTTAATATGTCAAAAACTATAGGAATTGTTGGAACAAGAAGGAGAAATTCTCTTAAAGATTATAAGAAAGTAAAGAGGAAGTTCCTCTTTTTGTATGAAAAAGGAGATACAATCTGTTCTGGAAAATGTCCAAAAGGAGGGGACAAATTTGCTGTTATCTTTCAAAAGAAATACAGGACTAAAAAGAAATGGTTTCGGGCTAGATGGGATCTATATGGAAACATAGCAGGGTTTATAAGGAACACACCGATAGCTGAGCATAGTGATGTCCTTATTGCTTGCGTCGCTAAAGATAGAACAGGAGGAACAGAAGATACCGTTAGGAAATTTGTAAAGTTTCATGGAAGAAAAAATCTACATTTAGTCTAAAAGGATAAAAAATGCCCGAGATAACTTTTCCAAAGTTTCAAAATTATATGAATTCCGAAATCACACGGTCTTTCCATAAAGGGGGTATGAAAATGACAGAAAAAATTAAAGGTAATGATATATTTTTCGAAATCACACAACGAATTCTTAGAGAATCAATAGAAGAAGTAGCACGGAATATGATAAAATCAAAATCAACATTTAGAATTAAAAACCAAATTGAAAGAACAATAAGATCGTTAGCCAGAGAAGTAATTTTGAGCGACGAAGAATTATTAGGCATCTTTAAAAATAAAATTAAAGATATATTAGAAAAAATTAAAACTGAAAATATCAATGATGAAGACGAAGATGATGAAGACGAAGATGATGAAGACGAAGATGAGAATTGTCTGGCGAAACCAAGAAGAAAGGAAAGGATAAGATAATAACTTGCAACCTAACCTAAAAAAGGAGGAGGAATATATGTACATGTTACACGACAATATAAATACATCATTTATAAGTGCATTAGGATATTTAGTTAAAAAAGGTGATGATATTATAAAGAGAGGAAGCAAAATTAGAGAAATAACAGACTTCTCTTTCGGCATATCAGATCCAACTAAAAGATTCTTAACCTGTCCCTTTAGATACAATAATATTATGGCAACCGTTGCAGAAACCTTTTGGGTTATGTCTGGAAGAAATGACTTAGATTTCTTAAAATTCTTCTTGCCAAATTGCGTTGACTATAGTGATAACGATGGCAGAACATGGGGGGGAGCATATGGTCCTAGATTAAGATGGATAAACACTAATAACAGAATTGACACAGTTGGAAAAATGGCTAATGAGAAACTTTCTTTCTCGATTCAGTTTCCTAAATTTTTTAATGATCAAATAAGGTGGGCTATTGAAACTTTGGAAAAAGATCCATTTTCACTACAAGCTATTATTATTATTCCTCAACAACTTATTGACTATGATCCATTGGAAGAAACAAAAGACAGACCTTGCACAATTTCTGTTCAATTTCTAATAAGAAACAACCAATTGGATTGTTATGTCAAAATGAGAAGTAATGACATACTGTGGGGATGTTATAATATAAATGTATTTGAATGGACATTCCTACAGGAAATAATTGCAGGCATTTTAAACAGAAGGATAGGGACTTATTTTCATAATGCAGTTTCATTCCATTATTACCACGATATGGACATACGCATCCACAAAATTCTAAATAACCAAATTAACTTCGAATATAATGTATATAAATCTGAATTAATACCATCTACAAGAGGAATGAAATTTAAAAATCTTAATTCATTTTATACAGCCATTTCCGAAACAATGAAAATAATAGAAGAAGCAATTAAAGACCCACAATTTATGTATTACGAAAAGGACTTTTATAATGACTTCTTAACACCTGGATCAGCATTTCTTGTAGACTATTTAGTTTTAATATTATCTTTTGTATGTATAAAACATAGTGAGTATAGCAAAGCATACGAGTTGTTAGAACATATATCTGATGTTAATAAAGACATTAAAATAGCAGGACTAGAATATTTTATGAGATATTTAGTGAAAATGGATAATAAGCTTGGTCAAAGCTTTAAAGAACGCATTATGAGTTTTAACTTTTCAGAAAAAACTAACAATTTCATATTAGGAAATTGGGGTTATTAGAATATGGAATGCTTATTAACCGAGAATGGATGGAGTAATACTATTATTGATGAAATACTTAAAACAGGAGCTCATAAAGATTTAAATATTTCTGATAAAGATTTCATTAGTAGTATTCGCAAACTTCTAGTTAGAGCTGGATTATATTCCGGGATAAATGTCGGCATAGGGTATACCAATGACACGAGAGAAGATATGATTTTAAATCTTAAAAGCATTGGTGATATTTTTGAAAGACAAATATCTCAAAAGAAGGAGATTAATGAAAACAAAAGAAATTATAAAGCTACTGAATGACCACGGAATAAAGATTTCAAAGATCTTAGTTAAAAGGTTAGCTAATGATAACTACTTGATAGTTAAATCAGATGTAGGAAAGTTATTTATATATGAAGCAATGTATTTGTTTAAGGAAGGAAAAGAAACGAATATTCCCATCCATGTGTATTCTGATATCACAGCTAACATCATTAATAAGATAGTAATTATCTTTAAAAACAAACCGTTTTATTTAGATCTCGAAAACATAATAAAAAAACAAAGAATTCTAAAGAAGAGACAACTCGCTGTTTATCCCATACCACTATCCTCTCTTGTTCCGATCACAAAAAAAGTATCCAGTAAAAACAAATCCAAATTTATACACCTACATGTCCATGATGACTACTCACTTCTTGATGGAGTTAGCACTTGTAAATCATATCTTCAACGTGCAAAAGAATTTGGAATGAACGCTCTTGCAATTACTAATCACGGCAATGTATCTTCTCATTTATATTTACAATTAGAAGCTAAGAAGTTAGGTATAAAACCAATATTTGGAACCGAGACATATATAGTTGATGAACCAGCAGTCCACGACGGAGATCATAGGACAAGCAATCACATTGTGTTGTTGGTCAAAAATAAACAAGGCTATCAAAATCTATTAAAGCTTCAAATGTTATCATGGTCTCCTGAAAACTTTTATTATAGACCAAGAATCGGTTACGACATGCTCTTAAAACATCACGATGGTTTAATAGTATTAACAGCTTGCCTTAAAGGTTTGATCGCTCAAGACATACTAAATGGAGAGCTAAAAACGGCATATAAAAAAGTTAAAAGGCTCCATAAAGTATTTGGTAAAGATCTATATTTAGAAATACAAATGCATAAAATCATAGACGACAATGACAAAGATATCCAAAAAGTTTATAACAAAGAACTTATAAAAATGTCTAAAAAATTAGACATTGAATTAGTATTAACAAATGATGTACATTACTTAGATAAAGGAATGCATAAAATCCAGAATAAACTAATAAGAGTAAAAACTGACTCAGATATCTTTAGCGCATATTGTAAATCTTTATGGTTTAAAGATTATAAAAGTCTTCAGAAGACAAAAAAGAATTTCAACTATCTTTCACAAGATATATTTGAGAAAGCAACAGGAAATACACTAAAAATTGCTGATAAATGTAATTATATAATACCGACTGGTGGATTAAAAATTCCCAAGATAGATATCAGTGGATTTCCTGGATATAAAAATTGGATGGATAAAGAAGACTACCTTAAATATAGGATTGAAAAAAGTATTAAAAAAATTGTTAAACAAAGAAAGAAAAAACTGTCTACTGAATATGCACATAGAATTAGTTTGGAATTAGATGCGTTTATTAAGATGGATGTAATTGGCTACATTCTCATATACGATGATCTCATACGCTTTTTAAAGAAACAAGGATGTATTTGTTCTTTAAGAGGATCTGCTAACGGTAGCATTATTCTATGGCTAATTGGAATGTCAATTGTTAATCCTATTGAGTTTGATATATTATTCGAAAGATTCATTAGCCCCGCAAGAATAGAAGCACAAATGGCAGATATCGATATTGATCTTGACATATCACACACATACAGGGATATGGCTATTAGTTATTTAAAGAAAACGTATGGAGAAGATCATATATGTATTGTAGGAAGTTTTGGTAGAAATCAATTGAAAATGGCAATAAAAAATATAGCAAGGGTTGATGCAAAAGATATAAAGAATAAGATAGATCAAGCCACTTCGGAAGTGAAGATTGAAAAATTAAAAAAGAAACTAGAACCATTTGAATATCAAGCAATTAACAAGATAACAAAAATAATGCCTGATAATATAGATGAGATACCAGGATCATCTGTAGCTGAATGGTTTGAAGACAATAAAGAATGGTTCGAAACCTATATTCGTCCTATAATTGGTAACGCATATGGAGAATCATTACATCCCGCTGGAATAGTTATTTCACCAGAACCATATTATAAATGGCTTCCTGTAAGAACAAACAAATTGTCTAAAGAAAAAGGTGGTGAAAGAGTATTTGCTACGCAATGGGAAAACTCGCATACAAGCGTAGAACATCTTAATGAACGTGGAGTAATGGTGATGGATCTTCTCGGAGTCCGCACTCTCACTATTATAAACGATGCATTTAAATTAATAAAAAAGAGAAAAGGTAAGGAATTAAAAATAGAAACGATTCCTTTGAATAATAAAAAAGTTTATAAATCCCTGTCGGAAGGGGAGAACTTAGGTATATTTCAACTCAATAAAAACTTCTTAAAACCAATTTTAAAACAATTAAAACCTGAAAATATAGAAGAAATAATTTTTATGGTAGCGGCAGATCGTCCTGGTCCTATGGCATCCGGTGCGTTCCCAAATTTCATTGACCGAAAATACGGCAGAAAAAAAGAAAAAGTCTTACATCCATCACTTAAAAAAGTCCTCGCAGACACACGAGGTGTTCTTACTTATTCCGAACACGTGATGCGAAGTTCCACTGAATTCGCTGGCATGAACCCGATTGATTCAGAAACGATGAGAAAAATTATTAAGTCAAAAAGTCCTGAAGATTTCAAATCCTTTAAAGATAAATTTATTTCAATGGCAGTAAAAAAATGGGGACATAAAAATGCAAACAAAAACACAAAGATCCCTCATGATGAAACAAAGGTATAGTGATGAAGTTTATAAAGAAAAGGTAACGCGAAAGATAAGAAATATTTGGTTTGACAGAAATTATCTCTATAGAAGATTAAAAGAAGGAACCTTTAAAAGAAAACCAGTAAAACTCTGCGATTGTGGATGCGGAGAAGTAGTAAAGTCATTCAGTCAAGGAGCTAGATATCTTCCATGGCACGATCCTGAATTCGTACGAAAAAGATCTGGAGAAAATTGTGCCAATTGGCAGGGAGGTATTAGTAATAATTCCTATTGTAAGATTTGGAGACATAAATATTTCAGAGAATTAATAATGGAAAGAGATAATTATATTTGTCAAAATCCAAAATGTTATAAAAATGAGTTTAATGAGCAGCTATGCTTACATCATATTAATTACTGTAAAAAAGATTGTGTTCCTTCAAACATAATAACGCTTTGTTCTTCTTGTAACTCAAGAGCTAATTATAACAGAAAAATGTGGAGTAAATTTTATTATAGAATAATGATAAACAAAGGGTTTGCGAAAAGAGAACCAGCTAGAAATAGCTAAGGAGGATAAAATGGTAGCAGATAACAAAAATTTAGATATACCAGAATTAAAGGAAAGAAAAAAACACAAACAAGTATTCAGACCTGACTACTACATAGATAAATGGCCGATAGATCCATACACTTTCCTAATGCTTAACAATGTACCATTCGCAGAAGGCAATATCATTAAATATGTTATGAGATGGCGTGAAAAGGATGGAATCCAGGACTTGGAAAAAGCTAAAAGAATATTGGAAATGTTGATTGAACTGGAAGAAAATAGGAAGGAATATATACCAGAAAAGACTTGCCTATAGGAGGAAAATGGATAAGACAATAAGGACAGCACGGTTGAAAGAGTTTAAAAAAATTATAAATAATATAAAGACAAAACTTCAACTTTAGAATATGGAGGTAAATGATAGTGGACAAAAACGGATACGGAACAAAAGAAGAAATAAAGGAGATTGCGGAAGGCATATGGCAGCAGATGATGGGAATGGCTGCATATGCCTTCCCTTAGCTCAAAGCACACGCCTCTGCCTATGCTATCTTAGCAAACGCTACTCAATATCTTAAAGTAAACTATCCCATAGAATTTTTCTGTGCTCATTTGCAACAAGCTACAGACAATGAATATGAATTAATTAAAAATGTTTCCAGAAAAAAATATAAAATTAAATATATCCTACCTGAAATTAATTTATCAAAAGATAAGTTTATAATACACAAGAACAAGATCGTATGGGCTCTCGTAAGCATAAAGGGCATTGGCATAAAAGCAGCAATTGAGATCGTCAAGGAGCAACCATTTGATTCATTTGAAGACTTTTTTACTCGTGTTAACAAACGAGTTATAAACATACGAGTTATGAAAATATTAATAATCTCAAATGCATTTAGAAAATTCGGTGGAAGAAATAAGATATCTAGATTATATGCTATGCTGAGAAAAGATAAAGAACGTTTAAAGATGACAAAAGAAGAATGGAGTTTTGAAGCTAGCCAAATAATGCCATACAATAAACAATCAGTTAGAGAACTCTTTCCTGACAAGATGGGTTCGGTTATAAACTTTGAAGAATTTACTGAAAAAGATATAGGCGAGAGAGTAGTGATCGCAGGAATAATTGATTACTATAGAGAATTACAAAGCAAACGTGGAATGATGATAATAATGAAAATAACTAACATAGGAGAAAGCTACAGTGTAGTATGTTGGAATGATTATTTTAATAAAATAAAAGATAAAGGAATGAAACTAGGAATAGGAATGCCTATAAAAGTATCAGGACACAAAAACCTTTCTAATAGAGACGAAGAACAAATAACTTTAGGAAAAGAAAGTAGTGCTTATATCAAAATATTAAAATAACAAATAACTATTTTATTTGCACTTTTAAATTTGATAATGTAATAAAGCAACTGTATAAAATTCGTTAATAAAGGGGAAAACATGCCAAGAATTATTTTCTTTATTATCAGCATTTCATTAATAATATTTTCTGTAATACTTTCCTTAAAACACATTATATTTATTCCAATAACTTTAATTTTGATAATTATATTTCTTCTTGGTTTAAAAAGAAAGGAGGATATAAATGAAACCAATAAAATTTAAAGAATCAAACAAAAAATTGTTAAAACCAAATAACATGAGTGATGAAGAATGTGAAAGTTTAACAGTTTTTACAGATGGAAAACGATGCATATCATGTTGGAAAATGAATTGGAAAGAAAGAATACTTGCATTACTTCTTGGAAAAGCATGGATATCCGTTCATAGTGGATATACACAACCACCAATTAAAATTAATATTCTAAAATCGATATTTTTTAAAAAAGAAAGGAGATGATGAAGTGATAACTGAGGAACAACGAGAAATATTAAAAGATATTTTTGAAAACCATGATAGTCCAGAAAAGATTAAAATAAGTTTAGATTATAGTAGTCGAGATATGTCGATTTTAATTATGGATTTGGATGATGAATGGTTTTCAGAATTAAAAAAGGAGGCGATTAATATTCCCGCAGCATATGAAAATCTAAAAGATAAATTTATTAAAGATGGCATGTCTAAAGAGGAAGCAAGAGGAAAAGCAGCAAGAATTTACAATTTCCAACATCCAAACAATCCAGTAACTAGAGATCACAAAGATTTTTCACACTTAACATCGGAGGAATGGAATGACATTACCCCTGCTAAAATTCTTCAAAATGACTAGAAAGTTGAGTTCTATCGAAAGATGCAGTAATACTATCCACATTAAAAGACAATCAGTATCGGACCATTCTTATTATGTTGCCCTCTATGCTATGGTTTTTTCAGATTTAGAAAACAGCAGAAAGATGGAAAAAATAGCAAAGCAAGAATTTGAATGGACAGAAGATGAAATGAGAAAAGAACTATACGATACTTCAGAAGTCATAAAAAAAGCACTAATCCATGATTTAGAAGAAACACTAACTGGAGACATATTATTTCCAATTAAAATAGATCCCTTTCTTGGACCACCTTTAAGGACAATCATAAAGGATATTGTTGATGCAGATTTATTTAACAATATTTCAGACTCAACAACACGAAAATACTATATAAGACTATGGCATACATCTAAAGATAATTCAAAAGAGGGACTGATGGTTGCAGCAATGGACAAGTTTGAAATATTATTATATGCTTTATCAGAATTGTCATTAGGTAATAAACAATTTATAGATATATTTTCAACAGCATTAAACATTCTGATTAAAGATTTTTCTCACATTCAAACCCTACAGGAACTATTACCATTAATAAAAGAGGAGGTGGTTAAACTTATAGAATAAGAAATAACAGAAACTATGCAAGTTTAAATCGGTAAGATTACAACTATAATTTAGGAGGGTATGAAAATGGCTAATGAACAAGTAATGGTCGCAGAACTTTACAACGACATAAGGAGTCTCATTTTCAGTCCAAATGGCAAGCGTGTTGCTTATATAGCTGGAGATGGTGATGTTAAAAGAGTAGTTACATTTGAAATTGCAGAATGAATATTTGAATTTAAATTATAATTTATTCAGGAGGACATAACAAATGATTTTATTAGATGTTGCAAAAGCATTAAAAGAAGGTGGCTACGAAGATGTGCCGACTGCAGATCTCGTAACTGTGTTGAGAGACGGATTTGGCGTTATAGCTCAGATGGCCCTTGACGGAGGTGATGGATTTGCATTACAGGTTCCAAAGTTTGGAACTTTTAAAGTAAAGAAAAAAGAAGCTAGGATAGGATTCAATCCTCAAACAAAAAATAAAATAAAGATTCCAGCAAAGTTAGCTTTTAAACTACAGACATCTTCTGTATTGAAAAAGAGTCTTGCTGAGATAAAAGTCTCGAACGAACCATCGAAAAAGAAGAAGAAAAAGAAGAAAAAATAACAAACTAAAAAATTGCGGTTGTGATCGGTTCAACTAAAACAGTAAGAAAATTTTTGAATGAATTTTGTCTGTAATGACACACTTATTGTTCCTAGCCGTTATCACAATCGCAATTTATACAGGTGCATACATGAAAGATAAAACTATAAAAAAGGTCCTAACACTTACTGATCTCGACACAGACATTTCCCCAGAAAGAGTTATTGGACTGTATGAACAGCTTATTGTTTCTGATGATATAGATGAAGATTTAGACAGAACACACGTAATGTATTCATTTTGTGTTATTTTGGGTGAAGAGTTTAATCATGCTGCAAATATAGTCGAAGCTGAATTGGGAAAGTGGGCCGGAATGAAATGGCAAAAACTTAAGAGTTCAGTTAATAGAAGTTACACCGATAATGATGCAAAGAGAAAAATAGAATCTTCATCACATTACTTGAAAGAAAAGATAAGGATATCTAAATATAGAAAACTACATAGACAATTAGCTTTTGGTGGTGGTAAGGCTTTAGAACTTAAAGTCAGTAACCTCAAACAAAAAATATATAGGGTGCATAGAGCATTAAATGAAGACTTTAATGTAAGGGAAGAAGAATTGGAAGATAGGGTTAAAAAGAGTGTAAAATCAAAACTAAAAAGGAGATAAAAAATTATGGCAAAAATGGGAAAAGTAAGTAAGAAAGCAATTGCCAAAGATACAAAAGAACGCGAAAAATCTAGAGGAAAAGATTTTTCAAAATTTCACAAGTTTGAAACAGGAACAGAATTTTGTCGAATGCTTCCTCCTTGTGAAGAAATGGTTGTTCCATGGATTAAATCACAAAGACATTTTAGTTTAACAAAAAGTTTGAAAGGCTTTTCTCCTTGTACAGAAACGGGAAAAGATTGTTTCTGTTGTAAAATGGTTCGCAAAGATGAAAATTCACCTAAAAAGAAAGTAAGAGAACTTGCAGACAAACGAAAAGTTAGTACTACAAATGCATTTCAGATGGTGGACATGACACCACTCTATTCCCTTGTAAAGAAGAATGGAAAGACAAAATGGGTAGCAGATAATCCACCTCCTAAATGTTGGGGAAAAATTGAAAAAACAGAGGATAATGATTACATTGGCAAATGTAGCAAATGTAGTTGGAATAAATCATGTGATGAGGGAGTAACAAAAGCTGGATTAAGTGGTCAGAGAATAGATGATCTTGTTTCATTTTTTGATCAATGTGATATTACAGATCTAAAAGAAGGAAGAAATATAAAAATTCTTAAAAAGGGTAAGGTATTTGGAAATATTTCTTATGAGGTAAATGCTTCAAAAAGATATGCTTTTGAATTACCAAAACATATGATTAAATTTATTGAAAAACATTTTGTAAATTTACCCGAAGAAATAAAACCAGCAACAGCAGAAGAAACTGAAGATGCATGGAAAGGAAAATCTGAAAAGGATGATTTACCGGATTGCTTTGGTAATTTTAAAAAGAAGAAAAAGAAATGTAAAAAATGTGAATACAGAGATATATGCTCAGAAGAAGCTGAACTTGAGGATGAAGACGAAGAAGAGGAGAAATACGATGAGGAAGAAGAAAAAGGAGACGACGATGATGATAGTGACGACGATGATGACGATGAAGATAGTGACGATGACGATGATAGTGACGATGACGATGATGAAGATAGTGACGACGATGACGACGATGATGACGATATTGACAATAACGATGATAGTGACGATGACGATGACGACGACGATGATGGGGACGACGATGATGAGGATGAAAATCCATTAGAAGATATGGATAAAGATGAACTTAAAGCATTTGCCAAGCATAACCGATTAAAAGTAAAAATTAAAAAAAGTATGAAGAAAAAAGAAATTAGAAAATTAATAGAAAAAGAATTAGATAAAATAGTAAGTGATAAGAAAGGTAAGGAAATAAAGAAAAAGTTAAAAGAAAAAGCTAAGAAGAAAAATAAATAGGAGGAGAATAATATGGCCGATAATGAAAACATTTTAAAAATCTTGATAGGAGATAACAGAGAATGCGTAGACGTCCTTAACAATTTTGAAGAAAGTAAAGAAGAAGTTGCTAAAATGTTTACTCTAACTTCAAAACTATATTGGGAAAAACATAAAGCCCTAATGGGGGCAAACTTCAATGACAAACAGGCAATGCAAATACTTTGTGCAAAAGGAATTTTTAATGACTTTGATATGCCAGAAAAGGAGGGATAAATATGGAAAGAGTATCGTGGGATGAATATTATGCAAGAATTGTTTTAGTAGTTGCAATAAGATCAACATGCAATAGGGGAAGAAGCGGAGCCGTTCTTGTAAGGGATAACAAGATTATAGCTACCGGATACGTAGGAAGCACACCGGGAGAACCACACTGTGATGATGTTGGTCACGAAATGATAACAATTGAACATATCGACAAAAAGAATCTTTCTGTTCACAGATCAGAACATTGCGACAGAACATTACACGCAGAAGAAAATGCAATATTACAGTGTGCAGAATTCGGAATAGCTGCAAAAGGAAGCACTCTATATTGTACAATGGTTCCTTGTTTTCGTTGTGCAAGAAGAATAGTAAGAGTTGGAATCGTACGAGTTGTTGCCATTAGAAGATATCAAACTGATCAAGATACAATAGATCTTTTTACAAGGAGAAATATAGAACTTATAGTTCATAGAAATGAATTAGAGGAGTATCCTAGTGAACAAAAAGACAGCCAAACGTCGAGCTAAACTTATCAATAGCATTATTGATAAAAGTTTAAAAGTATATAGTGAAAGTCCTACTCAAATATTATCGTCGGATAATCTTGGATCCACAGTCAGGACTGTTATAAGCACTGATTCACCTGATTTAGACAGAATATTAGCCAGAGATATGTCTGGCAATTTTGGGATGCCAGTTGGTAGGATTATTGGAGTGAGCGGTAAGGAAGCTAGTGGAAAAACTACATTAATAACTTCGCTTATGAAAAATGTTCAAGTAATGGGTGGGCTATCTCTACTTGTAGAGACGGAACATGCCTTTGATCCTATCTATGCTAAAAAATTGGGATTAGATTTGGAAGAACTTTTAATATCCCAACCACGTTATTTAGAAGAGGGATTGGATTTAATTAAATTCTATATAGATATGTTTAAAACAGCTAAAGAAGAACATTTGGAAGAAACTGGCGAAGAGTGGGATGTTCCTATGTTTATAGGATTTGATAGTATTGCTGGAGTTCCACCCAAAGCAGAATGGGAAGCTGGATCGTTTGCTGACGAACAAGCTCTCGGATTACATGCCAGAAGGCTTTCTAAATTTTTTAGAAAAATAACTGGAGCCATATCTAAAGAACAAATTTGTTTTGTATGCACAAATCAATTAAAGACAGATACTAGTGTTAAATATGGAAACAAAGACACAGAAATAGGAGGCAAAGCTTTAAAATTTCACGCTTCACTACGCCTTGATTTAAGACAATCTGGACTAATACGACTAACAAAAGAAGGTGATCCGATTGGTATAGAAGTCTTGGCTAAAACTGTTAAGAATAAAGTTATGGTTCCTTTTAGATCAATAACTATGCCTATTATTTTTGGAGAGGGTGTAGACTATTCCAGATCTCTTTTTAATATTCTTTTAGAAAAGGGTGTTATAGAAAGGGAAAAGAACACTTACATTTTGGAATATAAATACAAAAAGAAGAAACACACACTAAGAGTCGCTACGGTTAAAAAGTTCATAGAAGCTCTTAAAGAATTGGTAGAAAAATCCCCGAAAATAAAGAGAAGATTAGAGAGAAAATTAGATAAGGAAGAATGATATGGAAGCCTGGGATAAACAAATTCATAGAGATGAGTTTAGGTTAAGGATTTTAGTAACTAATAAATGCGATAGGAATTGTAGTTTTTGTTTAAATGACTTTATGCCAAAGAATGATCCTATCCTATTTCTACCATTGTCTGACGGACTAGGAGCCATTGTAGCCTATACAAATTTCATGAAAAAGAAAAAGGAAGAAACAATAGTTACTTTCTCTGGCGGAGAACCTGGATTGTACCAACATCTGTCAATCTTAACTGAAGTTGCAAAAGGTCTCGGAGCCACTGTAAAGGTTGTGACTAACGGAAGGGCTCTTAGTAGAGGTATTGACCAATTCGTTGACAAGTGGCATGTTTCTGTCCTTGGCGGAATGTTGTCAACTGCTTATCGATATAAAGCCCAAGTACAGATAGTTGTAACAGATTATATGGCTCGTGAAGATTTAGAACGAATTGTAAATTATCACGCCAACTTTGGATTTAAGATAAAATTATTTGAAGATTTCTACGCAGTTACAGAATTGCCAAAAAGACATATTACAGAAATGATAAATGCTTATCCAGATCATGTCTTTACACGCTTTACAGGAATTCAAGAGAACCGAGGAGATGGCTGCAAGGGATGTAAACGGAAATGCGTCACTCTTAAGGCACTATGGGTCTTTCCTTCAGGACATGCCAATGCGTGTCCTCAACTATGTCCTATTCCTGCTACTTTTGGCAACTGGGATCTCATAATTGAGAGTGCTTACGAGTTTCACAAGTGGAGAAATAATGAAATTCAAAGTTAAAGTCATTAAAGAAAAAGAAGCCTACTGTCTGAGAATTAAAAGAGGTTTCGTAGTGGCCGGAGACATACATCTATATAATCACTATCCATATTCAGATCATACAGAGGAAATTTCTTCAAGATTAAAACACTTATCATTAGTTCTAAACAATATAGGAGAGATTAGCGAAAAGTTAAACCTGCCCCTTGTATTGAATGGCGACATTATCCATTCAGGAATCTTTGATTATCCAGTAGAATTTGTTTTAACAGAATTTCTTCTCAAGTTTAGACACAATCGCATACTAATAAACTTAGGAAATCATGACTTAGATGGAGATAGTTCTGTACTGGAACCACTCATAAATGTAAGCAAGAATGTAAACCATTTTGTATTTACAAAACCAAAAATTTATAATATAAATAACATTAACTTTTATGTTATACCTTATATGTCGAATGTGAAGACACTTATTAAATTAAAAAAAATTATAATGAAACTTAAAGTGGAAAAAGAAACATATAATATACTGATTATACATAACAGCTTTTCAGGAGCTATGTTTCCAAATGAAAGAAAAATAAAATCAGGACTTAATCAGGACTTAAAAAATCTGTCAATATTTGACTTAATTGTAGCAAGCCATATCCACAAATATCAAACTATCTGCAATGGTAAGGGGTTCTATACTTCTTCTTTGATACCATTAAACTTTGGAGAAAAAAATAAAGAGCATGGATTTCATATAATAGACCTTGATAAAAAAGTAAGATTTTTTGTAATACCAAAATCACCAAGATTTAAGTATATTAATTACTCAAAGTTAAAGACATTAAACAATAAAGTGGTCACAAAAAAAGTTAAAGGGCATATTATATGTATTAAAAATGACGTTATACAAGACATGTCAGACAAAGCCGAGATACGTAAGCGGCTAACAAAACAAGGAGCATTATTTACAACCTTTAAAGATGTGAAAAAAAATAAAAAACAAGACACTATTATGGAAAACATAGGCACTAATAAAAAATCAATAGTAATTAAATATTCAAAAATAATATCAGAAAAATATAAAATAGACAGAAAGGAGGTTGAGACAGAAGGATTGAGAATTCTCAATAAAGCTGAAAAAGAAATATCAATTGAGAAGAGCAGAAAGGGAGGATAGTATCATGGTTGATTGTACAAAGATAAATGTATTAAGAAGCAAATTAGCAGTTACACTTATTTTTGAAAACAAAAAACAAGTTTTTTCAATGATCTTTAGATTATTCTTAAAATTATTTGAAAACTTCGGAACAATAGGAATGCCCGTGAGAATTCGCAGTGGCGACATGACAATTTTTCCATGGCATCGGAGGAATGAACTATGACCTGGAAAGAATTCAAAGATGCTGTAGAAGCTGAAGGCATAAAAGATGAAAGTATTATTCGTTACATTTCAGTACACCATGACGAAGACCTTGATCTGGATATACATGAAGTTTACGGACTAGATAATCCAGAACCAACGGGATTTGTCATAGACGATTGTCATTATTAAGGAAAACATATGCTTTCTTTGGATACATTAAAGTTATCAAATTTTATAACTTATGAAGATCAAATTTTTGATTTTAATGAGTTATTTGATAAGGAAAATATATTATTGATCTATGGAAAAAATATAGACGATATGTCTTTTGCCGATAATAATGGTGCGGGTAAGTCTATAATCTATGAAGCATTATTGTTTCTACTTTGCAACAGAACCACCAAGAATTCTAATAAAAATTCCTTAATTGGTGTATTTAAAAAGTCAATGAATGTGGAGGGAACGTTTACTGACTCATCGAATAATCACTTTTGGATAAAAAGATACCGTAAGGATAAGATATATTCAAATGATATAAGACTAAAAATAAATGGCAAAGAAAAAAAGAAAAGCACGGCAACAGACTTATCTAAACATATGCTGGATATTCTTGGCTTCTCATACAAAAGAATAATGAATACATCTGTATTTGAAAGTAACGATGAAAGATCAAGATTTGTTTACTTAGGTGATAAAGAAGGCAAACAACTTCTCTCACAAATGAAAGGATTAGAAATATTTTTAAAGTGTGAAGAAGTTGTTAAAGAAGAAATGAAAGAAATTACTAAAGAGTTAGCTGCAATAAAGAACGAAATAGAAAAGTTAATAACATTGTCCAAAAGGATCTCCGAAGAAAGAAAAGAAAATGAAACCTTGGGCAAAGAATTTAATCAAAACATAAAGGAACGACTCAAGATTCTTATCAGAAAGAAGAGCAAGACAAAGAAAAAGTTTCTCATAGAAAAGAAAAAGAAAGAGAAAGAATTAAAAGAGGATACCATACGCATAAGAAAACTAAAGCTTTCTATTAAAAAAGTTTCAAAATTTAGTATGGAAGATAAAAGAGACAAGATTAATGAACGGAATGAATATATAGTTAGTCTTGAAAAGCAAATTGCTGTAACCAGATCTGTAGTCAATTCTGAAAGAAGTATTATAGAAGAAGCCAAAATCAATGACAAAAAAGCGGGATTGGTATGCATTCACTGTGGAAATTTAATTACTAAGAGAAATCTCAAAAAGCATATAGAAAAATATAAAAGTAGTTTAAGTTTAAACAAGTGGAATCTTTTCTTTGAAAAGGAGAAGTTAGAAAAAGCAAAGAAATCAAAGCAAGAAATCAAAGCCAAGTTAATAGAATTAGAACAAGTCCAAATTGATAACGAAAGAATAGAATCACAAATATCTCATTCAAAAAAGATATTGTCCAATACAAGAAAATGGATCTCTAAGTTAGAAAAAGACCAAAAGAGTTTCAACACAGATATTGAAAGACGAATTATCGCAATTGAAAATGAAACAAACACCCATAAAGAACAAGTCTTAAAGTTAAGAAAAGAATTATTAAAAATTAAAAATAAGAAACTTGACTTAAGAAAAATATTGTATGCATTAAGAGATGATTTCAAATATAAAGATGCATGGCACAGTGGGTTTGGAAAGGAGGAAATACAAACACATGCTTTAAAATCAACAGTTTATGAACTTAACAGACAAATAAAAAGAATATCAGAAAAATTAACAGACGGAACTGTAGATATAAAGTTATTAACTGAAAAACTACAAGGCAATAAAAAAGTTAGAAATATATTTGAATTTGAAATAAGTGATTTAAACAAAAAGAATTTACCTTTTAAAGAATGGTCTAAGGGACAGAAAAAAAGAATAGAAATTATTGTCAGCTTCGCACTAATGAACATTGAAGACAACCTAATAAACGAAATTTTCCTTGATGAGTTATTCGACGGAATTGATGAAACAGGCATAATTAAAATTAAAGAAATGTTAGAAGATGAAGATAGTAATAAAAGATTTATAATCTTTTCTCATTCGAAATCAATTAAACAACTATTTACCAACAAGGCATATGTTAAGCTGGAAAATGGAAAGAGTAGGTTAATATATTGAAAAGAATTCCAACAAAAAAGAAAGAACTAAAAATTACATACATGAAAACACCTCTATACAGATACACATTTAAAAATTCTAGAATAAGAAAGTGGGTTGAAGATAATTCTAAAGGTAGAGTATTGAATTTATTTGCTGGTAAAACAAAATTAAATTGTAATGAAATTAGAAATGATTCAAATTCCGACATGAACGCAGATCACCACCTAGATGCATTAGAATTTGTTAAAAATTGGAAAGGCAAAAAATTCAACACAATAATTTTAGATCCCCCTTATAGTTATAGAAAATCAATGGAAATGTATAAGGGTAAAGTTTCTAGTAGATTCAATTATCTTAAAGATATGATTGTAAAAATTGTTGATACAAAAGGATCAGTTATTACGTTTGGTTATCATTCTGTATCAATGGGTAAAGTAAGACGTTTCGAACAAGAACATATATTGTTAATGTCTCATGGTGGTGCAATACATGATACAATTGGAATAATTGAAAGAAAGTTAAATTAAAGGAGGAAAAAAATATGACTTGGAACACAGAAGAAATTATAGCTAAAATAGATCGCATAAAAGAATTATCTGATGCTGGATTAAATACTCCTAAGATGATTTTTGTTCCTTATCAACATGACAAAGAACATTTAAAAATTGCTATGGATTGGGCTGATAAAATTCACAAAGAAAATCCCGAACAGATATTTAATATAAGAACATATAAAAGGACTAAATTTACAGAAAGCAACAAAACAGTTCATTACACAGACATAAAGCATATCGACCTATTCAGTACATTAGATAATGCATTAATGCAATTTAATTGTATGATAGATGCAGAAACGCCAGACAACGGAAGGTTTGCAGGAAATATAATTATACATGATGAGGGGGCAGATAAGCCATACAGATTTGATCTAGAATGGTGCAAAAAAGAAATAAGGGCAATGGTAAGAGATCACGACATGTCGACCTCAGCCCTCTTATCTGAAAAAAGAATTTTAACTTATCCCTTAGAGAATGTTATCGCTGGAGCTATGAAATTTCCCAAAAAAGATGTCATTCTGGAATGGACCTATTTCTGCGAATCAACTGGCGTGATGAACGAACCTATTGTTTGGTGGGAATATAGGAAATACCAATGACTGAAGGAACTAAATCATATTTAATAGGTTGTCACCAATTTCTTTTACATCCTTTATGGGTCGTATTAGCATGGAGATTGGAATATAAATCATGGCCTAAATGGTGGGAATTAATTTGTATAATTCTTCATGATATAGGGATTTGTGGAAGACAATATTTGTCAGACGATAAGGCGAAGATAGGCCATTGGGAAAGTGGAGCAAAATTATCTTCTTTTATTGTAGGGAAGTTTTCCAAATTTATGTGGCCTTCAGTTGGAGCATACCTATTATGCGCTGGTCATTGTCCTAAAGAATCAAGTTTTATTGAGAGTAAATTATTTCGTGCCGATAAACGTTCACGAGTATTAATGCCTACCTGGATGATGTGGCCTGAGTATTGGTTTGAGATAAAAAAAACAGGAGGGTTGACTCCTATTGAATGGAAAAAATTATTAAGAAAAAACTTAAACACAATGAAACCTTTTAATACTCACGAACTTTTTCAAAATAGCAGAAAAAAACTAGGAGGGTTAAAATGAACACTGAAAGAATTATATTGCCGCTAGATGGAATGACGTTAGAAGAAGCTATGGTGATTGTATATAAGACCAAAGATAAAGTTTGGGGATGGAAAGTTAACGATTTGTTTTTCGAATATGGAACTTCAATAATAACCGCCATAAAGCGATTTGGCGGGAGAGTTATGGCAGACGCAAAACTGTATGATATACCAAACACAATGAACAATACTCTGAATAAGATACTGTTAGCAAAAGCAGATATAATAACTGTCCACATGGAACCAGGATATGTTCCAGTAGATAAAATTCAAGCAGATAAAATTGCAGGAGTTACCATTTTAACAAGTATGAGTAAAAAAAGAGTTAATGATGTGTATCATGGAGTTACATTTGAAATGGTAGAAGAGTTTATAGAAGATGCAATTAGACTGAATTATGGCTATGTGGTATGCTCCGGAGAAGATCTCATTGACAATGTATTTAACTCTAAAATTAAAAAAATATGTCCTGGTATCCGACCACAATGGTCTATGGTGGCAGATGATGATCAGAAAAGAATCACCACCCCAACACAAGCTGTTAAGAATGGAGCAGATTTGTTAGTTATAGGTCGTCCCATTTTAACAGCACCAAATATGTTAGAAGCTTTGGATAAAACAAATAAAGAAATAGAGGAGGCATTGAAAAATGAACTATAGGGAAAATCAAGAGTTCTTTATACAATTACTAGAACGGTTCGATGTAATAAAGTATGGACATTTTATCGGTACATCGGG